CACTACACAGAATAAGATAACTATTAATTTTAGAAAGTGGTGTGAATACAAAGGATATAAGCCTGATGATAATAGGAATGGTGGCAGCACTAAGTTATCGTACAGCTTACAGGAAAAAATAGAAGAGGAAGAGGATATATGGGATGGTATAAATAGAACAGTAAATAAAATATAACTATGGAAAATTATGTAATGAATGAAAATGAGCAGATTTTATATGAAAGAGAAGGCATGTATAAATTTGATGAATGGAGTAATGAGTTAAACTTATTAAATTGTTCAGATGGGCATGAATTTGAGTATAGATATTTTCAAGGTGATAGTGGTAGAATAAGTTTATATGCTCAATGTAGTTTTTGTGGTTATAGACATGGTAATGGTAGCAGCTTAAAACATAACTTAGTGCCTGATCTTAAAGAAAAAATAAAGTTAAAACAAATAAATAAATTTGATACAAAATTATTAAATGAAAAGAGTGCTACATATGAAAAGTATTTTGCATATAGATCACAAAAATTAGAACAAAATAAACAAGTAGAAAAGGCTTACAGAAAAGAGTTTTATAGTGAATATATGAAATCTGATAAATGGAAAGCAATAAGATTAAAGGTATTAAAAAGAGATAATTATCTTTGTCAAGCTTGTTTAGAAGCACCAGCTCAGGATGTTCATCATAAAACTTATGAGAATATAGGTGATGAGTTAATGTATGAATTAATTTCAGTATGTAGAGATTGCCACTTTAACCGTATACATAAAGATAAACTATGAACAAAGAAAACAAAGCTAGACTAAAAGAGCTAGAGATTAAGTACATGTCCTACCGGTACCCATCAGCACCAGGGCACATCATACCACTAACTAAGTACAGTGATGCTACAGCTAATGGCTTGACTAAATGTATCAAAGACTTCCTAAACTTCTCACAGCACCAAGCTGAAAGGATTAATACAATGGGAGTATTCAGGCAAAGCTATAGAACTGATGGCACTAAGACTGCAGGGCAGTGGACTAAGGGCACCGGAACACCAGGATCTGCAGATATATCTGCTACTATTTATGGGAGATCTGTAAAGATAGAGGTAAAGATAGGGAAGGATAAGCAGTCAGTGGTGCAGAAGGAATACCAACAGATGATAGAAGCTGCAGGGGGAGTTTATATAATCAGTAAGAGCTTTGATGATTTTGTGCAGTGGTATGATGATTTTTGCCTGGACAAATAGATAAAGGATAAGTGGTAAAAGTTGCCACATTACTTAAATAGAAATGATATGAAAGCAACACTAGAATTTAACCTACCTGAGGATCAGGAGCACTTCAACCATGCAACCAATGGCTTTAACTATTACATGGCACTTGTGGAGATGGATCAGTGGTTACGATCTGAGTACAAGTACAATGGTAAAGAGGATATGTGGGAGGTAAGGGAGAAGCTGAGAGAAATAATTTCAGAAAATAATGTGAAAATAGAATAATAGTAGTATATTTGTAAACAATTTAACTAACCATGGAAACAAAAACAACAACTAAGGCTGTTAAGCCTAAGGAGGTTGAGCAGCAGCCTGCTCCCTTCTATGTTCGCCTTCACAAGGCAAAGCAACTAATCGGTAAAGTACATAAGAATGCTACTAACCCCCACTTTAAGAAATCTTATGCAGATATCAATAGCATTCTAGAAGCTGTTGAGCCTATCTTATTACAGCATGATCTACTTTTATTACAGCCTATAGATGGTGGTAGTGTTTGTACTCAGCTTGTTTGTATCTACACTGGCTTTTCTATCTCTAGCTGTATGGCACTTGATTTAAATCTAGACGCACAGAAGCAGGGCTCACAAATTAGCTATTTTCGCAGGTACACCATCCAAAGCCTGCTCACGCTTCAAGCAACTGATGATGATGGCCACATAGCATCTACTGCGAAGCCTAAGATAGATGCAAAGAGATTTGCTGAAGCTGTTAAGACTATAGCAGATGGTAAATTCACTGTAGAGAAGTTAAAGGATAGCTTTGATCTTACAGAAACGCAAGAGAAAGCATTACTATTAATACCTGTAATATGAAAATTAGATGCAGTTCAATAGGTAAGATAATGACTTCACCCAAAACTAAAGGGGAGGTACTATCACAAACAACAAAGACGTATATCCAGGGCCTAGCCCTGGCTCACGTTTATGGGATCAGAAAAGAGTTTACTAGTAAGTACACTGACAAGGGGAACGAATGTGAGGATATGTGTCTTAGCTTTGTAATGGATGTAATTGATAAAGGTTTTATCTTTAAGAATGAGGAGAACTTTAGTAATGAGTGGCTAACAGGTACTCCCGATGTAATTACAGATCAGGTGCTAGTGGATGTAAAAAATTCATGGAGTGGCAGCACCTTCCCCTGGTTCGATACTGAGTGTCCTAACAAAGAGTATTTTTTTCAGCTCCAAGGGTATATGTGGCTAACTGATAAACAAGAGGCACTACTATGCTACTGCCTAACCAATACACCCCATGCCATAGTAGAGCAGGAGGTAAAGAGTGCACACTATAAGTTAGGGCTAATGGAAGAGAGCCTGGACTTAAGAGACCAGGTGCAAAAACAACACAGCTTCGACCATATCCCTGATGCTAAGAGAGTAAAGACCTTTGTAATCAAACGTGATGATGAGGTGATAGAACAGATCAAGGTGAGGGTAGAACAGTGCAGGGAGTATTTTAACGAACTAATAACACAACTATGAGATCAAGAGAAGAGTTTAAAGAGGATGCTATCCTATTAGCCATGCAAGCACTTATAAACAACGGTGCAGGCGTTTCAGCTAAGTATATAGCCAAAGAGGCCATAAAGTATGCAGAAGAGCTTACATGCAGGATATATGGAGAAGAGTTACCTATCATTAAAGAACGTAGGTTATGATTATCCTACTATCAATACTACTAGCCCCTGCGATAGTGTGGGGATGGTACTGTACTATAATGTATTTATTAACAATAATTAACAATAATTAACAATGGAAACAAAGAACAACACAGGAGCTATCTTTAAAAATGATAAAAAGACAGCAGAGACTCAACCAGATTACAAAGGGAAGGTAAATGTTAATGGTGCTGACATGGAGGTAGCACTATGGCTTAAAGAATCTTCGAAAGGATTAAAATACTTTAGTGCTACATTTCAAGAGCCTTATGTTAAGCCAGCAGTATTAACACCACCTGCAGAACCATTCAAGTTAGAGGATGATGATCTACCGTTCTAATTAATTTACTATATTTGAGCTATGATATTATTAGCTCTTATACCTTTAGCTTGGTGGTTTACTAATTTTGAACCAATACAGGCAACTATAGACTACTTTTTTAAGTACAATACCAGGTACCCAATAGCCATACATATACACTCTGCACTAGGATGTATTAAATGTGTGGCTTTTTGGCTTACTTTACTTTTTACCTTTGATTTTATCCTGGCTTGTCAGGCTGCACTGCTTGCTTTTATATTAGATGAATGTTTGAACAAACTGAGATAGACCGTATAGCTGAAATAGAATTGTTACCTGAGAATATCAGGTACTCTAAGCACAGCTGTGTAGCTTTATATAAGATTAGGACAAAGTATGATGGGGTGCAACCTAGAGAGTGCTTCTGTGCATCTGTTAGGAGGAGGATATGGTACAAAGATTTTATGATATGGTATGAAAAAGCTCTTAGACAACTACATTAGTAGGGCTTACCCTGAAGTGAGAGCTTATACGGCTTACTTTCTATCTAAGATGGGTAGCTACATAGACGCTGATACAGTCATTAACAACAGTTACCTTCATGTGCTTACTATAAATGATTACACAGCAGATGAGGATAAGGTAAAAGCATACCTGCTAAATACAATTAAGTATCAAATCCTTTGGTCCACATCTAAAAGCCACAAAGATGATAGGATAACAGCTATAATAGATAACACTCCTGATAGAATAGAGGATGATGAGCTAGCAGATAAGATAAGGGAGGACAGAACCTACTCTTTTAACAAGGGATTGATAGAGATATATAGATCTGAGATAGTGGACCAGGTGCAGAGGATAGTATTTGAGGCATATATTGATAAAGGGTACATAACAAGCAGAGCACTGGCTACATATTTTGGTATTACTCATACCTCAGCTTACTACCTGATCAAAGAATTAAAACAAAACCTAAACAAATTACAATATAGGTATGAAACCGAGTCAGTTTATTAGTATCTTGTCACTGATTACAGCTCTAAGCTGTGGACTTGCTTTGTTTACCTTAGATTATATTTGGGCTAGCAGAGCAGCAGGAATTTGGATAGCATTATATTACACTTTTTTAATTTTATTACAATATGAAGATAAAGACGGAACACCTAGGTAAGTATATTACTATGTACAATGGTAATTTTGAGACCAGCTTTACAGTAACAGAAGAGACTGCTAAGGATCATAAGTATTACACCTCTAAAGGATTAGGTTATCTATTTGAAGAGAGCACTCCTAAGGCAAAGTATAAAGGGGTAGATAACGAAGAGAAAAAAGAGAAAGATGCCGAGGCCTAAACTGATAGAAACTCCTGAGAAGTTAATGGAGATATTTGAGGAGTATAAAGCATATTGTGCTGCTAACCCTAGGACTAAATGGGTGCTATCTCAAAAGACTGCTGAAATGGTAGCAGAGCCATTAAGAGTACCTTTGACTAATGAGGGCTTTGAGA